GTATACAAATGAACAACGTCGTGAGATATCTTTTGAAGGTATTCTTCGACCTTTGTATTACGGATTCATAGAAGAGTTAAAAAAATGTGATAAATTTGATTTCGGTTACTCCGGTATTGTAAGCCATACATATTCAGAAAATTATAGTTTTGGAAGACGTGGCGCTGTTGATGTTGACGGTAAGGAAGTTGGCGAAAAGATAGATGCTATTGAAATAAAGAATTTGGATTTAACAGTTAAAAATCAGAATTGTTATGCGAACAGATATTAGAGAGTGCGGCAGCACGTCCGGATTTAATACTGGAATGAGTTACTGCCCCCTGCAACCGGACAAGGTCGCAGGTGTTATATTGGTCATTCATGGCAAAAAACTGCCCAAAGAATTGACTGCTGAGGCTTTGGAGGAAGCCTGTCATGCTGATTATCCGGACAGAATTTATCCTATTACAGGATTTTCGGAATACGCGGTAAGCGGCGGTGAACCCAATACAACAGAAAATGGTTATGCCGGGTCGGAAATAACGGGCTATTCGGCAAGGACGGATACATTCACGTTGCGTAAGTTTAATCTAGCTTTACAAGCTAATCTTGTAGCCAACAAGGATACATTGTTTGATATGTATGTTTTTGACAAGAATAATGTTATCTACGGAGAGGATGACGGAACAGACGAGCTTGCAGGATTCGATTTGTCAGGGGTTTACCCTACAGGGCAGACTTATGACTCAAGCGGACAAAAGGCTTATCTTGCGTTTAATGCAATGTATTCCGATGCGGAGAAGATGATGAAAAACATGTCTGTAAAGCAAGCGGGTGTCAATTTGGAAAATGTTCTCAAGGGATTGAATTACGTTGAATTTGTCAAAATGGCATCTCCTGAGAATACATATAAACTCGTGGATCACTATGACCGCACAGACCTTACTGCATATTATGGCACTGTATTGTCTAATAAGGCTTCAACAGTCGTTTCTGGTGCGTCAGCACTGGAATACAGTAACGGTGTGCTTACAGCGACAGGAGGTGTACCGGTGCTTAAATCTCCTTCTATTTTACAGGCTAATGGGGTCATTGGAATTGAACAATGGGTACAATGAGAATTAATGGAGTCACATTTATAGAATCCGAAGTGGTTAAGCTTTCATTGGATGAGTTTGTCGCTCAGAATATAGATGTATTCTGGAAGGACATTTCTAGAGAAAGGCGGAAATCAAGGCTGGTTTCCGTATATAATAGGATTATCAATAACAGTAATTTAGGAGGCGGGGGAGATTGATCCCCCGTTTTTGCTATGACATTGGAGGAATACGCGAGATGTTGGAAGAAATTGGCTGATGGCATTCAGCCAATGATAAGGGATAAGATGGAAAGGGATGTTCCTCAGTTTGAGGAATATATACGAGAACAGCTATATAGTGGTGTTGATGGCGATGAAAGTCCTTTAATTCCCGGATATACAGAGGACCCGTACTTTAAAAAAGCTTATGGAGAGCATTGGAGGAAAAATGCCGAACGCTATAAGAATTGGAAGACAAAGATACAGAAACCAAAGCCTTCATATTTGGGTTTTTCTGCAAGAGGAAATAATACTCCAAACCTTATCATACGTGGAGATTTTTATAGTTCCATCACGGCAATACCAATATCAAATGGTATAAGGATTGCCAGCTATGGCGTTTCTTTTGGTTCTGATATTGAGAAGAAATATGGTTATAAAATTTTCAAGGTAAGCTCCAAAGCAAGGAGGCATTATGTTACGTACAGGCTTATGCCCTCTATTGATAAATTTATAAGGAGGTGCGAATTATGAAAAACTGCTTGTGCCAAGGAAATAAATCAATGAGGGAGATGGAACATATGCGTTCAATCGCAGAGAAGGCTGCTGTTATGGATGAATGTGTTTATATATTATACAAGGTTGGAGATGTGTATAAGTTCTGTCGTGAAGGTGAAAACTGGTCGGGTGAGTTTGTAGAATTCATATTTCCGTAAAATGGTGATTTTTATCATTCTATTATTTTGGCGTTTCCCGTATTATTTATTAATTTAGCAACAGCGATAGATAGAGGTTTCGCATAGAAAGATATTATATATTCATTAAGAGTAATGGATATGATGCGGTGGCCGACTCCTCTATATCGGTTGCCGCATTTTTTATATCCCGTATTAAGATGTACGGAACATCTTGTGAACGAAAAGACATGAAAACGAATCAAATCATGATTCGCCCAATGGGTGAATTTACAGTTAGTCAGAGAACAAAAGATGGCTATTTTGACGGTGGGGACTTGTTACGTCAATGGAATTCAGTAAAAGGAAATGAACAAAGAAAAATGGATGAGTTTCTTTTGGCTAAAAGAACTGGAGATTTTATAGAAGCGCTCATAGCTGAAGAACGTGAAAATGGTTTAGGGGAAAATTCCCCTAAAATTGATAATCAGGTAGTTAAGAAGAGTAAGGTTAAAGAGAAGGGTAAAGCTGGCAGACCTAAAGAAGAAGTATGGATGCATCCTTTCTTATTTACCAAATTTGCCATGTGGATTAATCCTCGCTTTGAAGTAAAGGTAATACGCTTCGTATATGATGAGATGATTCAATACCGTAATTTAGCTGGAGATGCTTATCCTGCTATGTGTCGTGCCGTTTGTTCAATACTCCCTGGGGATATATTCCAGAAAAAGATTAAGGACTTAGCCAAGTCTCTAAACATCATAGTTTATGGCAAACATGAATCAGAAATGCGTAATAAGATTGGCGATGAAGATAAAATCCGCGAATTATATGAGTTAGAATTACAGATAGCTCAATGGATAGATTTAGGCTTTATCAAAGACTATAACAGCCTTAAATCTACATTGACTAAATTGTATTACCGGAAATATCCCAATGTTCTCCCAATGTAAATATTGATTTTTCCTCAAATGTCTTGTGCGAAAAGATATTTATTTTTTAATTGAAAAACAAAACTATCATTTATGTTGCAATTTAGATTTTGTCTAAATTATAGTATAAAAACGCCATATCATTAATTACCATGCGTTACTCTGTATTACTGTATATTACGGTCTGCTTTAGATCGTTTTGTATTGATTTATAATGTGTTGTATAATGTAAAAACATCATTTACCTTTGTAGCCGTTGCAAGTAGAGAGGCAACAGACACATGATTAAACAATCGCTCAAACGTGAGCCTTCTTTATATTTGGAAATCCGTTGCCTCTCTACTTTAGCAACGGATTTTTTCTTTCCTATAAGTTAGATTAAATCCATACAATCGGTTGTGACGCTGTGTGTGCACCTCCATCCGATTTAAACCTTGTAGAGGGCTGTGAAAACGGGGCGGGAAACCGCAGGAAGTACGATACAAGGAAGCACTTAGAGGATGCTTGTACGGGTGTCAACTCACCTAAAACCTCGAAGAGAATGCAAGTTGATGTCATTCTCCCTTGAAAGGTTCGGTCATTATACGAGAGTTTAAAGCTGCGAATCAAAGGGAAAGCCCGCTGGCTGTTTGGCTTAATATGTTCAAGTGAAAAAGAACTGCCAAATCGCCTAAAGGACACTCTGTACCCACGTGGTTGGTATTGCCGAGAGTTAAGATGTGATACGAATATTAAACATTGATGGATGATTAATATAAGAAAGATATAACTTTAAATTATAGCTTATGAATGAACTTGTTTTTAAAGGTCAGAATGACCAAGTTTTAACTAACAGCCTATTGGTGGCTGAAAAGTTTGGAAAAGAACATAAGCATGTCTTAGATGCTATAAGAGAGCTTATACAGGGGTGTGCCGAAACTTCGGCTGACCCTATGTTTGTTGAAGCTATAACGAATAACAAGAGCGAACTTTAATATTATTATATGGATAATTCGATTAAGATATTTAAGAATGATGTATTTGGCGAAGTACGAGTAGCTGGAACAAGTGAAGAACCGCTTTTCTGCTTAGCTGATGTTTGCAATGCAGTTGAGTTGAGTAATCCTTCATCAGTAAAAACAAGATTAAACGATGAAGATTTGCAACTGCTTGATTTACACGCCCTAAATCCTGATTTATACGTAAATGGGAATTCATTTGCTACGTTTATAACAGAATCAGCCTTCTATGACGTTCTTCTTTTTAGTTCTAGCAAGAAAGTAAAACCGTATAGAAGATGGGTTACGCATGAAATATTGCCCTCCATTCGTAAGTACGGTGCGTATATGACGTCCGATACTATAGAAAAGGCTCTTACATCTCCCGACTTTCTGATTCAACTTGCTACTACTCTGAAAGAAGAAAAACAGAAACGGATTGAAGCAGAAAAGAAGGTGGAAGAACAAGCCCCCAAAGTTCTGTTTGCTGATGCTGTAATAGGGAGTCGTTCTTCATGTCTTATAGGTGAACTGGCTAAGATAATATCTCAAAATGGATTCCATGTTGGGCAGAACAGGCTGTTTGAGTGGCTTCGCAATAATCATTATTTAGGAAGTGTTGGTGAACGTAGAAATATACCTAATCAGCAATATGTTGAACAAGGTCTGTTTGAATTGAAGAAAGGTACACGATCCGGCAATGATGGAGTGTTGCGTACTACTATAACAACCAAAGTTACCGGGAAAGGTCAATCCTACTTCATAAACGGTTTCCTGACTGGCAAATTCATCATTTAACCGATTGTACAACATTTCAAAGAACGAATTATGAAAAATACATTTGAATCAGCAAGTTACATTGGATTTATATTGTCAATTGTTTAATATTCATACCATTGTGTAAGATAAAAACATCATTACCTTTGCATTTGTAACAAGTGCAAGTCGTTACTTGATGTTGATTAAATATTCTCCTATTGGAGTTTATATATGACTGTACCGTAGTAGCTTGCACCTATTACGAGACTTTTTTTTATACGATTCCAAGCGTGGATAGTATAAGGGAGGAAAGCAGGAGTGAATAATGGCACAATGGGGTTCGATTCCTCACCTGCTACAATCAGTCAAAATAAATCCCCGGAGGCGGAAGTGACTGAGCCGCCAACGGGGAACAATATTAATCTTATATCGCAAAGATATGGAAAATTTTAATAAGTTAGTACCTATTGATGGGGAAAATGGCGAAAAAAGAACAATAAGTTCACTGCAAATTGCAGAAATTACAGGTAAGGCATATTGTGGCGTGTTGAAAGTCATTAGAAAGATGGATATTATGCGTGTGAAAATAACAATGAAAAATATATTTTCATTATTTGTTTGTTTGAAAAAATGTTGTACCTTTGTAGTGCTACAACTTACTATTAAATATGCCAATGGGATTTTTTATGCCCGTAAGGAAACTTATATATTAAAATATAGGCAGACGATATCCGTGTATCATCGCCCAATGGCAATGGTAGGTTGTAGCAAACTAGGATATTTGTCTGCTTTTTTATTTAATAACAAATAATTTCATTTCATGCTACAACCAAATGAAATCTATTTGAACGGGAATAATAGTACCGTACAGATTGCGTCAGCTCACGAAACGAGCAAGACTTTCTCCTATAATGGGAACGAAGTACTTTTTGACATCAAAGATGATGTTATGGTTAACGCCACACAGCTTGCTAAAATCTACGGAAAGCGTCCCAATGATTATTTGTCCTTACCTGCTACAAATCAATTAATTAACGCAATTACAAGAAAATATGGTATTTCTGAAAATCAATTAGTTATATCAAAGGCAGGTTCATCACATAACGGAGGTGGTACTTGGATGCACAGATTAATAGTAGTTGATTTCTGTCAATGGTTAGACATTGATTTGAAACTGTGGTGTACTGAAAAACTTGATGAGTTGATGCGATACGGCATGACCGCCACGCAGCCAACCCTGGAGCAAATGATTAACAATCCCGACTTGGTTATCAGTCTAGCTACACAGTTAAAGAGCGAACGGGAGGAAAAGCAACGATTGGCATTGGAAGTGCAGAAGAAGGAACAAGAGAAGCAGTCTATTATAGAAGAAACGGTAGATAAAGCCTTCAAAAAAATATTGTTTTCGTTTGGTAGCTTAAGGAATTGTTGTACCTTTGCAGTGCTTACAGTTCGGCAAACTTTATTGCTTCGCAGAGCAGCGGTTAATTGCTCAATGGTTATTGGGCATTTTTTATGCTTGATACTTAATGATATTAGGCGGTTGTCTATACGTAGTCATTGTTTTGTTCTTCGGGGCAAAGTATGTTGGACTGTAAGCAGCGTATATGGCAACCGCTTTTCTGTTGTCTATAATGACTTAAATGCTTACAGTCATGAATGAGTTGATTCCAAATCAAAAAGGTATGACCTCCCTTGAAATAGCAGAGGTTACGGGTAAACAACATGCCCATGTTATGCGTGATATTCGCAATCTATTATCGCAAGGTGTAGCCGAATCCAATTTTGGATTGGGGTCATACACAGACGCTAACGGTCAAGAAAGACCTCTATTTAATCTAACTCCGAAAGGTTGTCTTATTCTTGCTTCGGGCTATGATGCAGTTCTACGTGAAAGAATCATAGACCGTCTTGAATATCTCGAAAATGAGAAAAAGGCTATCCAAACTCCTCAAACCTATCTTGAAGCCTTGGAAGCTTTGGTAGCTTCTGAAAAGGAGAAAGAACGGATGCGTATTGAATCGGAGCAACAGAAAAAGCAAATCGAACAGAAAGATGCTAAGATAGCAAAGATACAGCCCAAAGCGGATTTTGCCGACAAAGCCTTTGCGATGGAAGGCAAATGTGATATAGGACAGGCTGCCAAGATACTCGGCTTACCATTCGGACGAAATACCTTGTTCAAGAAGCTTCGTGAAGCAGGAGTATTCTTTGCTAACAGGAATGAGCCAAAACAGAAATATATT